CAGACCAGATGCCACAGATAGGAACTGTTGTTCTTGATGAGGGGTTAGCTAACGAGGAGATCATCACATACTCTCTAATTGATAGATATAATCACATTATTATATTAGATAATGTACTAACCTATGGTCATGCAGCATATGCTGGGGATGTCTCTGTTTATTCTCTGATAGAAAAAAGTTTTTCTGAAACCCTAATAACTCTTGGTGATACTTCTGATTTTCCTACTTTATTTCCCTATCCTCTGCTAATTAATAGTGGAGAAGCTAATGAAGAAGTAGTCAGTGTTACTGGTAATTCTATTAGTTCAAGAACATTAACAACTTCAGCTCTTGTTGATTACCATTTTAAAGTAAAGCAAAAACCAATATCTAATAGTTTATCTGCAGATTATGTGCTTAACACATACCATATTACATTGGATTCTACTAGTAAATTTCCTGAATCTGGTATTATTAGCCTAACTACTCCCCCAACTTTTACAGCCACAGCAGGCACGACTACTACGTTTACTACCTACCCTGGTACTTTTAAACCTTTTCAAAATGTTAATAAGTACCTTGTATTCTCAGGCAATATTACTCCAGCGTTAAGTAATATTACTAGACTAGTTACAAGTAACTCAGACTTTGAGCTAAACTTTGCTGCTTTAGGTGTTGCACCTGCTGTTGATGATACTGCATATATGATAGATGGCTTACTTGCAACAGGCGGTAGTACTACATCTGTTACATCAGCTGCATCAACTTTCACAGCTGATGCAGAGGTTGGTAATGAAATTGCCTTTGTTGGTAATGTAACTCCTGCATTGGCTGGTGTTACTATTGATATTGTAGCTAACACAAGTACAACGCTTACATTTTCTTATGCTATTACCTCTCCAGCAGCTGGTGATGTATACTACATTAGACCACGAGCAGTTTACACTCGTAACTCTTTTGAAGATAACACATTAGTACTAAAGTCAAATATTGCAGCTAAAGCACCTGCTGGCACAACAGTTGAGCTACTAGCAGGAGAACTAGCTCAACTGGCACAAGTACAAGTAAAGGGTGCTGCATGGGATATCATTCAAACAGATCCCCGTCATATTGAGATTCTAATCCCTGACGACTTACAAGCAGAAAATACACCGCGTTCAGCGTCTTTTATTCATGACGAATATATCACTGGTGCAGTTGGAAGTTCATTTCCAAATGGAACTACTGCTGGTGATTTACGGGCAGAGGTGTCTTCTACGCTTGCCTTAGCACCATTTGGAATTATTGATATTGATTCTGGTGCCGAAATTGTTGGCTATTCTAAAGAAGTAGTAAGTGATATCTTTCTTGCTACAGGAAGCTCTAATGGAAGTTCTGGTGCAGTATTAAAGCTCTTAAATGGTGGATTAACTGTAAATAGTTTAATAACCACAACTATTTACTTTAATGAGTACGCTGCTGTAGTAGCCTCCAATACAGCAGATGAAATCACATTAACTACTACACTGCCTAATCATGTGTATGATGCTTTTGTTGATAATGTCACAATTATCAAATACTATGACCCAAATTGGATCTCATTTGGTCAACCACTTGCTATATCTCACGCAGCATTTACGTTATTCCTAGTAACTGAGACAACGTACGCAGGTAGCACAGTTGTTAATGGTAACTATACATCAGTTCCAGACACGTTTCCAGGGCCATATATTTACGATGTAGGCAATGTAACTCCAGTAAATAAAATGTTAGCAGGACCTATGCAGCTGGTAATGCAGCAGATTGCAACTAAAACGGCCTTAGAGGTCGAAGACGCATCATTTGCTGCAACAGCAGGATATCCTTATTCTGCTATAGTAGGTTCTTCAGGAGGAAGTCGTGAAACTGTAGAAGTAACAGATATTGGCAAACGCCAGTTAACTTATACCGATTTAGATCAGCCAGCAGCTCCTGGAGATCTGTACATTGAAGTAACTTCTCTAGGTAGCTTATCAGGTGCTCGTTTCCCTAATGCAAATGGATATCGCGTTATTGTAGATGAGCGTACTGTAGACGCGGAAGTAATTTATGTTACGGGCGTAGATGGTACCGTAGTACCCCCTAGAATCCTCTGTGAGCCTATTAGTGGGACACATCTAGCTGGTGCAACGGTCAGCCTCTTAGCAGATGTTATAGCGGTTTCTCCACTTACTAAGAACCATACAGGATATATCACGTTAGCCGATCGCACTGCTCTCTTTCCTTCTATCACTAGTACACAGAGAACTCAGGCAGAGAAGATTCAAATTGTTTACTCCGAACTAGATTTAACATCTATTACAGGAATTCCAGATGTTGGTTATTTGCTTCTTAATTTTGGGAATAGCACTCTCTCTGCTAAATCTACACTAGATGTTGTGGTAACTGCTGGCTTAAATATTTTCACTGTTGCAGACTCGTCTTCATTTCCTATTTCCGGTTACCCTTACATCATTAAAATAGGAGAGGGTACTTATAACGAAGAAATTGTTAGTGTTACTAACAACGATGGTATTAATACGTTAACAATCAGCAGCACTACACGTTATCAGCATGAGATTGATGATGTTGTAACTTTTGAGGCTGGTAACGAAGAAAGTGTAGAGTATACTAGCTTAGATAGTAATACACTTAGCTTTTCCGCCCCTATTATGCTAAAATCAAATCATCATGCGTTAGAGACTATATGTGCAGCTAATTTACTGCCATCAATTAAGACTAACGGATATGACTTTCCCCTAAGACTACCTACTGATTTTAGATCTCGTGTTGAATATCTCTTTAATTTATTGAGAGCCGCTGGAGTTAAAGTCTCTATTATTAGTGTAAGATAAACATGCCAAAATCTCTCCACATTCATAGCAACGAGCGAATTGACTTACCCGACTTTGAATTAGCGGCTAATAGCTATTCTCACTCCTTAAGAAGTCACCAGATAGCTAAGGCTATGCTGGATAAGCACTCTCGTGTACTATCTGGTTTTAGAATTGAATTAGCTGATCAAGCAACTTCTCCAGGTCAGTTAACTGTATTAGCTGGCTTAGCTTATGATAAATCAGGAGCTATTCTTGATATTGAAGATCAGCCAGATGCCTCGCTAACTACTACACTAGCTGGAGCTTCCCAAACCTTTTATCTTGAAGTAGAGTTTACAGAATCTGCTAGTGACCTAGATAGCCGTGGATTTTGGGATCCTACGGTTGACCAGACTTCGCCAATACCTGATGGTGGTGAAGTTCTTGTTTCAGTATCTACTAGAAAGACACCTAGCTGGAAGATTGTAAGCCCAATTTCTACAACTGGATTCACGTACCTTTCTCTTCCAAATAGCACGCGAATTCCTATTGCCGTGCTAAATACTGATGCTTCTAACCAAATTGATCCGTCGGTAAACCTTTTCGGCTCTCTGGAATACCCGTCAACGGTTACAGTGTCTGACTACGTGGCAACGGATACAGTTCTATCAGTAGTAGATTCCCACCTGTTTCCTACTGGTTCTGTCATTACAGTTGACCTTGGTGGTACTTCTCCTGAAGTTGGTAGAACTGTTATTAACAATGATTTAGATAATCATGTCATTACAGTTTCTCCTGCTCTAGCTACTAGCCACCTTGCTGGAGCTATTATCCGCAGAACAGACGCTGGAACAGACACGTTGGTTCCTGAACAAACGGACCCTAATGCTGCAGCATATGCCGCCGTTACCCCAGCTACTCGTCCTAATGACTACCGTAAAAGATTTTTTGGTGGGGATGAGCTGCGGGGCAGTGGATTACTTAAGAGTTCTAAAACATTTGGTACCAGAGACGATCTAAAAATTAAGACTGAAAAAGACCATAATGACTTTATCGCCGCTCTGTTACGTGATCTAAAGTTTGGTTCCCCTCGGGCGGATACAAATGTAAATGCACCTCCTGTAGCTTTTTCTAACACACCTAGATATTTTGACAGCGCTGGTTCTATCAGCGGAGCTAAGAACAACACTATTTCTATTGGTAATGGCACGACTACATATGGTGACTTAAATGGAACTACTGACTCAGTTTTCACTGCTGCGGTTGCTTTCCTAGCCGCAAATGGCGGTGGTACTGTGTACATCAAAAAAGGTACTTATGTATTCACAAATCAGATAACCATTCCTGATGGCCTTTCTATTGAGTTCAAGGGAGAATCTCGAACTGGTGTTATTCTAGCCAACAATAGAGCAGCGACGTCTGCCTTTGTAGTTTCCGATTCTGGTGGCTTAACTAGTGTAACTTTTGAAAATGTAAGTGGTGTACAAACTGGTGGCTCGCTAATATTCCTTTCGGGTATTGGTTCATATGCATTAACTATTGTTAATAGTGCTATACCGGGAATCTCTACACTTGCAGTTAATAAATTGCTTATTGATAATAGTGGGTTAAGTAACACAAGTACATTTACAGCTGTAGGAGAAGCAACTATCACTAATAGTGTTGTTTCTTTATTAGCTACAGTTTCTATTGAAGACTTTGTTTGTATTAATACAACAATAAGCCAGATCACTGCGTCTACGTCGATCGGTCGCAGTACCTTTTTTGGGTCTGTATTAGGAGCTATAACAACTCCTGCACTGGTAGCATGCATGTTTGAGTCATGCACTATTAATGATGTTATTACAGTCTCTACATCTATTCTAGACGTTTCTTTCTCTAGATGTAATTCTACTGTTTTTTTTCTACCGACTAAGTTACTTAATGTTACTGGGTCATCTGTAGACCAGCTATCTTTGTTTAATTGTAGATTCTCTGTTACTGGTAATAATATCTATTCTCAAGCGTCAGGAACTGTAACTAATATTTCCGTACAGAACTGCGACTTTAGATCAGTAAGCATTCCTACACAGACGGTTCCTTTATTTGATTTTGCTAATGCAACTGTTTCCTCAGGACTATTCTCGAACACAACGTTCGATAGTCCAATGATTGCTGCAAGTCCAGTAACATCTGCACTTCAGTTTTCTACTACACGAAGTGTGCTTATACAGGGTTGTGACTTCAACACAGCAGGTTCTTTAGGAACAAACAGTACTAATGTTGTTCGATCTGTTTCAGTAGTTGCTTCTTCTAACATGGCTATTCGTGATTGTTTCTTCACACAATCATCTACCACAGAATATACTCAGGGTATTTACTCAAGCGGTGCGGCAGATTTACTTGTAGATAACTGCTCGTTTTCAAATGGATATAGCGGATTAACAGCTATAAACGCTGGAGCTACAGTAGACCAGATTATAGTAACCAATAGTGAATTTAATCATTCAGTAGCAATTGATTATGCAGCTGTTAATGTTAGTGGATCGCAAGTTCTTGCTGCATCCATCTTAAATTCTTCATTCAATTTTGGTGGCATCTCTGGTGCAGGGCTTGTTAAAGAAGGTGTTCATTTTGAGAATACACAATCAAGTCTGACTGTTTCAAACTGTAATTTTACTGATTTTGGACTTAATTCAACAGCAGGAACGTACGGTGTTAATGTAACCTCTGCTGCTGTGGATAGCACAGTACATGTATATAATAACACATTTGCAGACTTCTCAGCAGTTACAGATATGTCAGCTGTGCGTTGTGTAGCAACAGGAACTACAGTCAGTGTGCAGCATAATACTATTACTGATTTTGCAAGTACAGGCACAGCAAAGGGTTCTATTTCTATTTTTGACGCAGTAAATGCAAATGTAAGCAATAACTCATTTACTAATGTAGTACTTGGTGACTCGGGCATTAATATTGGTGCAGCAGTTACATGCACATCCTGTCAGAACGTAAAGATAAATAGCAATAACATTTATGATTGTACAAATCTTTATATTTTGTCATCGCTTAATACTTCTAACACAGATGCTAATATTGAAATTTCACATAATAATATCAATCTTAACCTAGCCTCGTCCACAAACATTCAAATGAATGGTATAATCTGTGAAGGTGCAGCTGAAGTAAACTGTATATCTATTTGCAGTAATATTATTACCATGATTGGTACAGCTTTGGCTAATACTGGTATAGTTTGTGGTGATGCAGGTGGTGGAAGACCACGACAAGTTATTGTTTGTGACAATAATATCCAACTGTTAACTGGATCTCTAGGTATTTTCATTGAAGCTATTCATGCGGTATGCTCCAATAACAACATTAAAGTTTGTAATGGTTTTTTTGCAACTACAGGCGGCCCTGGAATTAATATGTACTGCTTATTAGGAGGAACTTGTACTGGAAATGTGGTTCCAGGTACAGGCTTTACAAACATTACATGTACAGGTGCTAAAATAGTAATGTCTAATAACTTAACCAACACGCTAGACTCAAACACAAGTACTGGTCTTAACGATGTAAACAACATTTGACGCTAACAATATCTAAAGGTATAATACAGACATGACTCGACTAACTACATTATTCTTAACTCTTCTTTTTACTGCCACTGCTTTTGCTCAAGAAGCACCAACAGAGGCTACTGGCATTGTTGCTCTACTACGAGATTCATTCAAGGGGGGTAACTGGCATCTATTTGCTTCAGCTGTTATCATGGCACTTGTGTGGCTTGTAACTAAGGCTCCAGGTCTTTCAGGTCTTATCAAGGGTAAGGCGAAGATCTGGGTAGCTGCTGTTGCAGGTATGTTGAGCGCCGTAGCTGTGACCGCTTTCACTACGAATGGTGATTGGTTACTGGCAATTGGTAATGGATTTGCTGTAGGTCTTTCAGCCACAGGTTTATTCGAGCTTGTTAGCCGTCACGTAGCCAAGAAGCCTATTGACAATGACAATGACGGAGTTCTAGACCCCCTTAAGTGATTTCATGGGAATAACACTCAACTGGAATAGTACTTATCCTGGTGGTGGTATTGATGATACCACCATCAATTTTCCTACTATGGTTGACGTTGTACACAACGTCATGGCATCACATGTTAATGCTTTAGCATCAGCAGTGATTGCGCTTGAAACAGCAGTAGGTGTTAACGGTGGTCTTACTGTTCGAGAGGTAGATAGCAATCCCTCTGTTACCCCAGTACAAACTCTAGTGTGTCCTAATGGATCTGTAACAAACTTAGGTTCAAATACTGCTGAGATCACATTTAGCACCAATGCATCAGGAATTTCATTTAATAATGTTCTATCTGGTATTTTAGCTACAAACGTACAAGACGCTTTAGATACCATATTAACCGGATCAAGTACTCCTCCGCTAAACTTTACCCCAGTAGCTGCAGATTTTGACACTCCTGTTGTTATCGGTGCTGGCAGTGTGTCAATAGCTGTTACTGACATTGTAAGTGGAAGCGATATATACTCTTTCCTTCCTGAAGATAGTATCAATGTAGAAATAACTGATCCAGGTGATGCTACTTATGTCCTCGTTCCTATAGTTATGCCGTCTGTGTTGCCCGATAACTTTAAGCTTACATTTAGCGGAGGACCTATAGATCCATCACCCCAAGATATTCAGTATGGTTTTGTATTCACTGATGTTGGGTTAAACAATTATCTTTTCCTCCAGTTCACTGCTGCGGCAATTCCAGTAGCATATTCTCCACAAATAAGTGCGGGAACTCTTTCACCACCAACAGGTTCCATTTCTTGGGAATTACCTTCAGACACTTATTCCTCTGGTAGGGAGAGCACTTTGTTGGTTAAATCAGTACAACCTTTTGCAGTAGTATCTCCACAACTTGTCATGGAGCTTGATATAAATGATTTTGGTAACCCAGCATCAGCGGTGAGTATTCAGAAAAGATTTCGTGGACTGATGCCTACTTCAGGAGATCCTACAATAGACCTTCCCGGATTAACACTAAAGGAGCCTCATTTATTTTTTGTATTTCCAACTGGATTTATAGGAACGGTTAATTTTAGATTTTGGATTAAACTGCAAAGACATCCTGAAGATAATATCTAATGCCAACTTTTAACACATTTGAGTATAGTACAGATGTGTACGGTATTCCTGACGACCTCACAGTCACTGCTGTTGAGGTCGTCACACCATCCCTGCTTAGATTTACTTTTAGTAAAGAAGTTCTTGTAAACTCTACATATTTAAATCCGGCCAACTATTCTATCACTATATTCAATAGTGCAAGCACTGATGCTAACCCACGTAAAGTACTGTCCCCGTTTATCGAGACAGGGGATACTACCGCTCTTACCAGTTTTTATGCTATGGTTATTACTGACCCGTTAACCATAGGATCTAGATATACGTTTACGGTAAATAACCTAACCAACAGATCTGGTGTAGCCATTACACCTTCTTTCACCCACAGGTATGCTCGACGCACTAAAACACAGAGTGCAGCCAAGAGTCTATCATCTGGCTATGATTTACGTAGTGAGTCTACCACGTTCAATATTCTAGCTGCGATTAGCAGATCAGATGATCTAATAGGTGGTACGGAAGAAGAGATCCTTCTCTAAAACCCGTCTGGGGTAATGTAACTAGGTAATACCCATATGTCAACCAGCGCCCCCGAAAATAATTCAGAAAATCCTGTGGTTACTCAGGCATTAGACGCTATTAAACAATACCAAAAGGAAGCTGATACGGGCGGCAAAAAACGCTGGATTTTCGGACTGTTAGGCGTTATACTAGCGGTTGTTGCAGGGGCTCTTGTGTACTGGAAGCTTTGGAAGCAGGGGAAAGAGCTAGCCAAGCTTAGACATCAACAGGATGTAAATATCGAAAAAGAAGCTCAGGCGAGAGTAAATGCTGTTGTAGAATCTAATGCAGCTAAAAAAGCTAAACTGATATTACAAGTGGATGAAGCAAGATTAGCACAAGTAGTTCTTCAAGATAAGATAGACGTGTTAAACGCCTCAGCTGAACAAAATAGAGCCATCATTGCTGGTTTACAATCTTGGGATGATATAGACTCTTTTATTAAAGGATAATAACTTGAAAAATGTATTAGCAGCCACAATATTAATTGTGGCTTTGTTATTTAACTCAGCTACTCTATGTTTAGCACAACCTTCTACGCGATTTCCTCAAAGCATTACTATTATGCAGGAAGGTCAACGGTATCAAGGATTTGACCTTGGAAGTTTTAGGGAGCTTCTAAGTATAGACCTTGATTTGCAGATTACTTTACAAGAGCTTGAGTTACAGCAACAACTCGTAGAGCAACTACGTATAGAGTCTATAGATTTAGCTGAGAGTCTTAGACTAACTGAAGATAGCGTGCGTGTCCTATCTGAAGACCGTGATCGATTGTTACTTCAGTGGACTGAACAAAATAGAAGATTACATGACTGTGAAAACACGCCAAAAATTGGTCCAGTCATAGGTTGGGTATTGGCTGGTATTTTAGCAGTATCATTAGGAGCTACTATTGTGGCAGTAAGGGTTTCAAGATAATGTCTTTAGTATTCAATGGAAAAAAAGTTGACATAGCGGGTATTGAAAGTTCTTCGTTTTTGGACGATAAGAAGTACGCTTTCACTAATAAGCGAGACTTTACAACTCGTAAGGTAAAACCTCAAAGTATTTGTCTTCACACTCGCATGGGTGTTTGGCCACAGATTTTGGTTAATGAAACCAAGGACAGGCGTTGGGATGAACTAGGCGTTAAGAGAGCTTCCGCTGACGAACGAGTAGCCTCTTGGCATATCAGCATTGATGCGGACGGTTCTTTTGTCTGTCATCTAGACTTAGTGACAATTGAAGCTTATCACTGTAGTCAAGTTAATCCTTATTCAATTGGTATTGAGATGTATCAAGAGCTAGATGGTACAATTACAGAAGCTACACTTAATACTGCAGTAAAGATTTGTGATGTTATTTGTACATTCTTAAGTATTCCTAAGCAATTTCCTAGCTCAAATTCCATTATGAAAGAGTTTGCTCGTCCTGATGGAAAGGCACATAAGACAAAGAAGAGAGCTTATATGGAGGGTGGTCTTAGTGGAAAAGAGTTCTTTGGTGTGTTTGGTCATCGCAATGCTACTCGTAATCGTGGCAAAGGTGATCCTGGAGATTTGGTATTTGACAAGCTAACAAAGTTTGGCTTTATTCGCCTAGATATATGAATCCCTTATACTACACAGTATTTTGTAAGAAGACAGTATTTATTCCACTTAAGAGTCTTTTCCCTGAGTGTTCAGTACTTATTACTGACTATCCTCAGGTGGAAAATCTTCAGTGCTTGATAGACACATGCCCTACAAATGCTAACTGCATGGCTTCTTTAGTACCCAGAGTTAATGCTTTATTTGAGGAAAACTCAGAGTTTGAAATGATCGTGGCTTATTTCAAGCATCGGTCGTCTGCTCGTGTTCGCGCAGGTATTTTCACCAACGATCTTGCTGAACCTTATGTAAAAACCTGTAATCCCTCCGCGCTGCGCAAGTTTCAACGTGAAGGTATTACTTACCAGTGGTTTCCTAAAGAATCTTTTTTCCAGAAATCTACCGATTTAATTCTTCCTGAAAGTCTTATTAGATGACTACAACTATCCATATCTATGGACCTAACTCTTTGATTAAAGGATACTATCCAAAAGAAGAAGTTCATATAGCTACATCCTATCCCGTAGAGGGTGCCAAGTTCTCGCAAGCCTTCCGCAAAGGGCTCTGGGATGGCCGTAAGGGGCTTCTAAATAAACGGACGGGTGCATTCCCTACAGGTCTGTTGGGAGCCGTAAAAGGCGTTTTAGAGTCCAATGGGATTGAATATGATATAGACGACCACCGCATGAAGCCAAAACCTAAGAACGAAGGTTTTGATTTGCTGGGTGTTTCCATGACTGGAAAGTACAGTTATCAATTAGATGCATGTAAGGCAATAGTTGATAATATGCAGGGTATAGTTAAAGCAGCCACTAATGCTGGAAAAAGTGAGATAGCAGCAGCTGTTATACATCATCTTGGTTTACCCACACTGTTCCTTGTTCCATCAGGAGAACTGATGTACCAAACCCAAAAGCGTTTTATGAAACGACTTGGGTTATCTTCTAAGGAAATAGGTATTATTGGTGATAGTGAGTGGAGTCCTGGAAGCCTTGTAACTGTGGCTATTTTCCATACTCTAGCTTCGCGGCTAGAGAAAGAAGATACTGTAGACTTTCTTTCTAAAATAGATGTTTTGTTTTTGGATGAATGTCACAGCACTGGTGCTGATGGTTACTACACAGTGTCTACCTTTACTCCTGCATATTATCGTATTGGCCTATCTGCAACTCCATTAGACCGTACTGATGGAGCTGACCTTAGGTTATTAGCTACTACTGGGGATATTATTTTTGAAATCACTAACAAACAGCTAGTTGACCTTAGGGTTTCAGCTAAGGCTGATATTGTGTGGGATAAAGTAAGCACTCCTATTATTCCTAAGAAAACACAATATCCTGCTGTGTATAAGGCAGGCGTGTCCGATAATCCAGAGTTAGTGCAAAAAATAGTTGATTGGGCTGTAGCTCTCACACAGGAGAAGCTTAGTACTCTTATTCTTGTAGAAGAGATCGAGCACGGTAATATAGTAGATGATGCTCTTTGGAATAATGATCAAGGAGTGTTTATTCCTCATCAGTTTATTCACGGCAGTGAAGATATGGCAGTCAGAGCCAAAGCCATTGACGACTTTGATGCAAGACTCATACCAGTTCTTGTGTGTTCTAGAATACTAGACCAAGGGGTAGATACTAATGCCATTGATGCATTGATCGTTGCTGGTTCTCGTAAATCAAAGATTAAGACACTACAAAGATTAGGCAGAGGACTTAGAGGACAAAAGCTGATTGTCATTGAATTTAGTAATTACTGCCATAAGTACTTACTAGAGCATTCTATTCAAAGATTAAAGGATTACAAGCAGGAAAATTGTTTTCCTATTCACTCATACAAAGAAGGAACAGATAAGCGGAGTATGATACGAGACTTGTGGGAAAAGCAAGGGCGTGTGCTATAATTGATGGATGCTTAGAGTATACGACCTTGCTGTAAATGACACATTGGTGTGCTGGATGAAATCTGGCGCACCTTTACGTTTAGAACGTGAAGCTACTGGCAGAAGACTGTACAAAGTAGCTTCACGTATTCCAGCTAGATTGAACTCGAATCATTTTACAAATTTTCATGCTTCGGTAATCAAAAATTTTCCAGCTGAAAAGCTACTGCACCTACGAGTTACTCCTATTAGGAATACAAAGCAAACTCCTGTAGGTGAAGGTTTAGAAGCGTTTATTCACTACACTACTTTTAAACGTATTGATAAAATTAGCAATATTTCTTATCCAGGAAGAGTGTATGTTCCTTTTGATAGAAATACGAACAATACTACAATAAGTGGAAGTGCATTTAATCCATATCGTACAGCAACCGCAGTTAGCCTACAATGAAAATTGTCCCTTCTACAAAGAGGGATTTTTACATTATTCCTCCTTCTGCACCAAAGGCAGTAGACGATTATATACGATTCAAGATTCCTGCTAAGTTTCGTGTGTATGCAGAGCAGTGGCACGTCCATGCAGATTATTTAGGGGTTATCTGCAAACTTTTTGACCGTACCGGAATTTCTGTTGACTCCTCGGCCGTCCCGGCGTATATTCTCCAACCAGATCAAGCACTTACGCAGGGTCCTTTTGAAACACTTTTCCTGAGACGGGGCGCTCCACAAATGGTGGTAGACGCAGTATGGAAAGCGTTAGCTAGGTATTACCATCCTGATGTAAGTACTGGGGATAACGAGCTTTTCTTAAAGTATAAGAAAGCATATGATATGATCAAAAACAAGGAGTAAGGATGTCTATTGTAGAAGCTGTTAAAGCAAAGAGACTTGCTACTGTTAAAAAGCAGATCGTTGGGGCTGAGAATTTTGAGAACAGCATTAAGAAGCAGGCTGTTCTAGCAGATATAGTCCTCTCAGGTGAAGATGATGACCTAGCTGAAGCTCGTAAGCTACAAAGGCTGTACTACGAGTATTACAATAAGTACACACACAAGAAGTCTATTCCTCCATCATTAGAAACGCCACGAGCACAAACCTATTGGAAGTCTGTAGCAGCAGCTGCAGTGCAGTCACAAGTTCCTGCAGAAGAGTATATTTCGGCACAATTCTCATGGTTCGATAAGAATTTTGGTACAGCACCACAGTTAAAGAATCTTAGAACAGAAGCAGCAGTTATTCGTGCGCAAGAGGCAGCTAACATAGCACCTAAGAAAGTAGTAGCAAAGTATACTGCTGCAGTAGGTAATTTTGCAGACACTATGCGCATGGCCGACCAGATGTTACGGGATGTTTGTAAGGCACAGAAGATGACTCGTCAAGAGGTATATCGTAACTTAGTAATTCCTGGGCTACTTTCCATGCCAGAAAGTTTTCTTAAAGCGGACCCCGAGTTTGCAAAGGCCAAAGAAAGTTTGAATGACCGACGTTGAAGATACATTTGCATTTACCGAGGAGTATCAAGCTAAGGTCCTGAGCTACATGCTCAGTGATCCTCAGTTTTGTTCTATTGCTCGTGATGCTCTACAGGAAGATCAGTTTTCAAATAAGGCACTACAGTGGTTCTTCAATTCAATGAAGTTGGAGACTTTTCAGTCTGCGGTTACTCTGAAGGAAGAATTATTCAAGGCAGCTAAAACTAAGAAGATCAAAGAAGATGAGATTCCAAAGTTTACTAAGCTTTTTTCTCACATTCAAAAGCCCCCTATGCCTATGGAGGCTGAGCATATACAGAAAACTCTTGGTTCGTTTATTCGAACGCAGGAAGTTAAGAAAGCTATTCTAGATTCTTTTGACCTGATTGATACAGGCGCCTGGGATACGATTACTGAGAAGATGACGGTTGCCTGCCAAGCAGGCTTAGCCCTTGATAATAAGGGCATGTATTACTTCAAGGATTTACAAGATCGCTGTAATAGGCGTATCAATACAGCACCTACTGAGAAGTTAGCAACAGGTATTACAGATTTTGATATGATGCTTTATGGAGGTGTAAAGCAGAAGCAGCTTGCCATGGTAGCTGGTGGTACAGGTCGTGGTAAGTCTTTGTTCCTTCAGTATGTAGCTAGAACAGCCATTCTTTTAGGCAAGAAAGTCGTCTACTTCACACTAGAGCTTCCTGAAGAAGACGTAGCCATGCGATTTGACTCCATGTTCAGTCGCATACAGATGGGAGAAATCAACCTTTACAATGCAGAAGTTTTTAATCTACTTTCTCCTATGGTTCCTCGTTTCGGGGATAGTCTTGTCATTAAAGAGTATCCTGCTGATGAAATTACAGTAGCAGGACTTAAAGGTTTCATAGCCCAGCTCTCTGCCACAGGGTTTATTCCTGATCTCATTATTGTAGACTACCTTGACCTTATCAAGCCGCATAGAAACTACAACTCCGCTGTTGAAGAACTAGATGCCATTACCAAGGCTCTGCATGGTATGGCAAAGGCATTGAATACACGAATCTGGACAGCTACGCAGCTTAATCGTGCAGGTATTGTAATGGAGAATCCTGATGAGACAGCTATTGCAGGAGCCTTGGCTAAGCTGTTTACTGTAGACTTGGCTGTATTCCTTGCACAAACCAAGGAAGAACGAGAAGATGAGTTAATGCGCCTGTTACTAGTGAAGAATAGAAATGGTCCTGCCGGTAGATCTGTGTCTTTGAGTACTGATTTTGCTTTCATGACTTTCTTTAGAGAGGAATTAAATGTCGAAGCCGACCTTTCAAATGGGTAAGTGTAGTTTTTGTGTGCCAGCAAGTGAGAAGTTACAGCCAGTAGCACAAAGTGAATCTGGGGTAAATATTTGCATGAAGTGCTTGCATGAAGCATCTATGCAGGCTGGACAAATACCTATTGATGCTATTACTTGTGTAAAATGTTCCAGTCATGCAGGATTTCATGCTTTTTTTGCAAATCCCACAGCTACCATTAGCTTCGTGTATAAGGGCAATGATTCTGAAGGTATTGCCAAGTATCAGATGACCAATACCAAGAACACTTGGAATAGCTCTATGAAGCCAAAAACTTTCCATTGTGCTGAGTGTAAGTTTGGTATTGCAGACTGGAAGGTACTCCAGAATCCATATGCTGCTCCATTCTTTCAAAAACACGAGCCTCTGAAACCAAAGAAGAGAGGCAAGACTGTAGCATGACGTGGCGTTCAGTAACAATGAAGCAAGTGTTAGCCTCTTGTGAAAGGGCAAAAAAACAAATAGCCGAGTGGCCAATGTGGAAGCAACAGCTCGCAATAGTGTATATAAAAGATACTCATGGCAACAAAAAACATAATTCGAGAGATTAAACTAAGCTTTGAGTGGGAAGATTACATAGAAGAACATCACGAGTATAAAACAGCGGGTAACGGTGAGTACCGTATTAGCTGTATAAATTGTGACGATACTAAGTATAAGCTTTACATTAACCCTAGTAAGGGTTATTTTAACTGCTTTAAGTGTGACTTCAAGATTGGTGCTTATGATGTTTTTGACTTTGTGTCAAAAACGGAAGGAATATCAAGAAGCCAAGCCATGATTCAGCTTGGTAGGCAATATGCACCTACCACGCCAGTAGACATTCGAGAAGTATATGCACAGCAGCTACAAGCCCGCAAGGAGGCTGAGCTAGCCTCACAGGCCCTTCGGTACATTACCGCCCTTCCTAAGCCTTGTAAGCCCCTTCTAGCCCCACCAACAGGGCCTGGCTGGCAGTATCTCTTGGACCGTGGATTTACCCAGCGAGAGGTTACAGATTTGTCTGTTCACTATGTACCTGAAGGTCCTTATGAACTGTTTGATGATAATGGTAAAAGACGTGGAAATCTAAGCAATCGTGTAGTGTTTCCTGTGTATGGTGGAGATAATGCCTTGATTTCATGGCAGGGACGAGTAGCTGATGTCTCGTATAAGTTAGATGATAAGTACCTAGCTTGCCCAGACTCAGACCTTGCCAAGACTCTTCATCCGTATGTACCACCATATGAGGACCATGTAGTTCTTGTGGAAGGTATTTTGGATGCAGTGGCGGTTCGTCGTTGTGGTAAACCTGTGTCTGCCTATGCTACATTCAGTAAACATGTTTCTAAGGAACAAATCAAGCTCCTCAAGCTTTGGGACGTTAAAGAAGTAACCTTATTCTTTGACAAGAGTGATGCTAAGAAACAAATGATTAGTACTGCAGAAACCTTAAAGATGCATTTTGATAAGGTCAATGTACTAGACATGACAGGATGGCCAAAAGAGCTTGATGCTGGAGATTGTCTTAAACTAGCAGATGGCACAGATAGAATACGAGAAGTGTTGAGTAAAAAGATAGATGTGTATTCTACAGACTATTTAAGATGGATGAAGTCATTCTAAACTTGACTCTATTGAATTAACCGAGTATATTTCAGAGTAGAGACGTAAACTATATGAACCCTTTAGTACAATTTATTAAAACACACCCAGAAGCAAAACTCCCTTCTTATTCTTACGCTTTAGATGTTGGCGCTGACATTAGCACTATTGAATCTTTTCATATTTATCATGGCAAAACTTGTATTGTAGACACAGGGTTACAATTAGCATATTGTGATCCTAACTTTGAAATTCAAATTCGGTCTAGATCAGGTTTAGCAGCTAAGCACGGTATTCGTGTTACTAATAGCCCAGGTACAATAGACCCAGGATATCGAGGGCCTATTAAGATCATTTTATCTTGTGATGCTGGGGACCATCAACTAGATGAACCATTTTCTTGGTTTAGCCAAGGCGACCGAATTGCTCAATTAGTTGTAGCTCCTAGAGTAAAAGCTTTCTTTGAATTCACCGATAAAGAAATTCCAGCAGATGATAGTAGAGGCTTAGGAGGATTTGGCAGTACGGGTGTCTAGGAAACAGACACATGAAAGAAGAATACACGGTTGAAGACTTCAAATACTTACGAGTAGGATATTCACCAAGAGATAGAAACGCTGACGCCATAGTCACAGCAATTACTGACCTTTTCCCCGGTGACGGTATAATGCCCCAAAGATGGAGATGGGATTCACAAGACTCATTTCTAAAGAGATATGGTGACCTTGGAATCCTTCTCTGGGCTAAGGCTGCAAGCTATCATCTATTAATGGTGAATGGTGTTCACGTTTTTAGAATTTGGACAGATTCAGCCAATACTTGCGTAGCTGATCTTAATGAATCTTTTGCTCGTATAGTAGCTGCTAAGGGATTTGACGTTGAGGATATCCCTGAGTCTTGCGATCGTAAGTGTAAACCTTTAACCAAGCGTACACGACTGGTAACAGTTAATGACGGAGTTAAGCTTATGGAAGTTGCTTCAGAGATGTACGACCTTAAGAAATGGAAAGTATGAGCTGGATTATTCGTGATTACAAATGTGATTGTGGAAATGATTTTGAAGAGTTGTTAGATAGAACTGAACCAAAAGAAGTAGCCTGTCCTGTTTGTGGGGTGGTTAACTCGCCAGTTTTATCCTGTCCTTCTATCGCTACATTCAGTTTAATGGACAAACAGTCACAAACTCATCATTTAAAAGAGAGATCTCGGAAACATACTGAGAAGTTAGTAAAGCAGAATCAATGAATGATATTCTAAAGAAACCAGTACATCCTGTAGTCTATAATTATACAGAGCTTGAAAAGCTTAGTCATTCTAAAGAACTACTGAAAACCTCGGTTTCTTTAGAACAGTATCGCAGGGCAGATATGCCTATTGAGATTAAGCAACCTCGTTCTCTAATAAAGCATAAGGATGTAAAGCTTAGTACACTACAAAAGACCAGAGCTAGAGTTAAGCTTAAAGTAATCTATGATTCTCCTAAGCTGAAGCTTCCAAAAGAAGCTATTCCAGATTGTAAGAATTGTAAGACTCAAGCTTGTTGTGTGGCGTTCATCGTTCAGCTCACTCCTCTGGAATATGATTCAGGTATCTTTGGTGACAAAGCTATCAAGATCACCAGAGAAGCGGCTGAGCAGCTTAAGAACTCAAATATACTTTACTACAGCATGATGCAACTTGGTGGTGTTCTAGACAAAGACCGAAATGAGTTTTACTTTCTAGAAGGTAGTGTAGGTCGAGCATGTCCTTATCTTGGGGATAATGGATGTACTATTTATAATGATCGTCCCCTTACCTGCCGTGGATACACATGTATGTACGATGAACGTATTACACAAGAGATAAAAGACGGAACTAAGCCGATGCTAGGAGAACAGTTGCATGTTTAAAGATGATGAAATAAGCGATTTTGATTTAGATATCCTAGAGTTACTAGCTCAGGATGCTACACAAGGCCCTCGTTGTGTCGGTGTGGGTGTCTTCTCAAGCAACGAAGAGGGGGCACAAGCCTGCGCACAAGTGTTTCGTAATAGACCGGATGGTACTAAAGGTTATGTTGTTTTTGTTGAAGGAACAGACTTAATGGTGGCTATGACCATGAATGGCCCTACGTCTTTTGCTAACGCTCAGTTTATTGCTGCTTGTAATCCAGATGTTATTGCTGCCTTAATTACTAGGCTTCGTACTGCAGAATCATTACTTAATATGGTGGTAGTTACTAATGCTGGCTAATCATCCTTATGATGTAGTAAATAAAGTACCAATGAGTAAGTGGGACACGGTAAACGGTTCCACTGTTTACTTGGTGCATACTAAGCATGAGTTCTTAGCTTTCTTTGAACTTTTGATGTCCAAGAAGCGAGTATTTTTTGATACTGAAACCACTGGCTTCAACATGTTCTCTGGAGATCGTATTGTAGGTTCTTCTTTTGGCTGGGGAAGTACTCACTTCTATATCCCGTGTAGACATGTAGATTCTGTTACAGGAGGAAGACAGCCAGATCAACTTGAAATGGACTGGTTACGCCCATACTATCAAGAGTTCTTCGCACAAGAAGACGTTGAGATAGTAGGGTATAATACCAAATTTGATGAAAAATTTTACTATGTAGATGATATAATCATTAAGTGTAAAAGACATGATGGTCGTATCCTATGGCACCTCTATGATGAGAATGCTCCAGGTGCTTTGAAGGTGGTTGCCTCTGGTTGGAAGGATGACCTTGGTAGGTGGAATCCTGGAATTGTTGACTCTTCTGCTAACCTAAACGAAAAAGAGATTTCAGCATGGCGTACGGACGAGTCCAAGGCCCGTAAGAAAGAGTTATCTAAGGCTGTTATGGCAGCAGCTACGGAAATGAAGTGTGAACCTCGTTTTCAAGGCTGGAAGCGTAATGACATCAAGAAGTATCTTAAGGAGGAATACTTTAAGGATCACATCTATGCTAAGTCTGCAAAGGATGACATCCACTATGGATACATTCCTATTCAGTTGCTAGCTCCTTATGCCGGTGTAGATACTTATCTAACTGAGTGTGTCTTTGATTATGTGATGGAGAACATGGAGTGGAACGATAAACTCCGTGCCTTATATGAAAATGAAATGGAGTTGTCCGCTGTTATTATGGGTGCAGAGATAGCTGGCGTCCGCATGGACCGTGAATATTTGCAGAAAATGGCCCTTGACTACGAAGGTAAAATAGCTAAACTATATGAAATTATTCAGGAAACGCTGGTGCCCAAGCGGACCATCCAAACTCCTGAGGGTGAGCGGGAAGAAACCATTGAGGAACACAAGGCGAGGTGGATTAACCTCGGATCTACTGACCAGCTTTCTAAGGCTTTGGTTGAGTATGGTGTTGACCTTACATTAACGTCTAAGAAGACCGATAAACTTCTTTTAGACAAGAAGATACTTAACAAGGCTGCTAGAAAGCATGAGATTGTAAAGTCAATTCTAGAGCTGCGTAACCTTGAAAAGGTTAAAAGCACTTATTTTGACTCTATCTTAGAAAAGTTACAGCCAGATAATATACTGCACGCAAACTTTAACCAAAACGTATCTACAGGACGTATGAGTTCAAATTCACCAAATTTGACTAATATGCCTAGAGGACCAATTGTACGTAATGCATTCATAGCTCTTAATGAAGATTACATTTACGTTCTAGCTGACTATTCCCAGGTAGAAGTCAGACTTACAGCCCATTTCTCTGGCGACCCTATTCTTGTTGACGCTTATCGTAATAAGCAGGACGTTCATTGTAGAACGTCAGGTCAGTTGTTTGGTGTTCCTTATGAGGAAATGATTGCAGCCAAGGATAGTAAAGATAAAACTAACCCAAGAGTAGTGGAGTTGAACGATTACAGAAATATTGGAAAAACGCTCAATTTTAGCTTAATCTACGGGACTAGCCCGCAAGGTCTTTCAGAGCAAATTCCACGTCCTCAGATTTATAAACACTTATCTGATGAGCAGTGGGTTTATAAGTGTGAAGACTTCATGAAGTCGTACTTTAGAACTCATCTTGGAGTTAAGCGATTCATCAATAAGTATTCTCGCTTAGTATATGAACAGTCTTACATTGAGAACTACTTTGGTCGTATTAGACATCTTCCCCATGCCCGAGCAACAGATATTACAGGAGATAACTCTCTCTTCTGGATAGAGCAGAAGGCCAAAAGACAGGGAGTTAATTTTTTAGTTCAGGGCACGGCCGCTGATGTATTCAAGATTGCCGTGGTTCGTGTAGCAAATATTCTAAAGGGCAGTAAGTCTTTCATTATTAGTTTTGTTCATGATGAAATCCAAATGTACATTCATAAACAAGATATTCATCTACTCAATCCCATTAAGAAAGCAATGGAAGACTTCAACTTTAGAGTTCCATTAACTGTTGAAATGGATTACTCATTAACCTCTTGGGGTGCAAAGAAAGCGATTAAACACTAATGCAATGTGTATGCTGTGATGGAACGGGTTGGTATTATCGTGTTGTATCTGGTTGGCGAAAATGTCCCTGCAGATCGAAGAAAGTGAGTAAACACTAATGGAACTAAAAGAACTAGCATTTCCTAGTATAGAAGAATGTGACAATGTAATCATTATTAAGAAAACTGGGCATCTAGGACCAACAGGGATACCAATAGTCATTTTTGATAGTGCTGATTACGTAAAGCTTGATGGAAAAGTGCTGAAGAATAGATGGGGTAAAACAAATGAGTGATATGGATTTTGATATTGAAGGAGCGATGTCTCAGCTTACTTCAAAGATATGTGATGATGAGGCACAGGCTGAATATCTAGAGGCAATGGAGATTGAGGGAACTAACGTCAATCAGTGCTGTATAGACCAGCCTACGCTTATGATGAAAGCTGTTCTATATTACGAACAAGCCAATGCTGAAGCAGATGCTCTCAAGGATGTTATTACTAGAGCATACGCGCATCTTGACCCACAGGCAAGACAATTGATTATGGGGTCTGGTGAAAAGCTTACTGAGGCCCGCGTAGACTCAGTAATTAAGACTCATGATGAGTATGTAGCTCTACAGGAGCGATACCATGCTGCAAGAACAAATGCAGGTAAATGGAAGGCAATCATGGAAGGTGCAAGACATCGTAAAGACATGCTTGTACAGATTGCCTCAAATTATCGTGCTGAAGGAAATAGTGAAATCTCCATAAGACAAAATATGGATGCCGTTAAAAATATAGTTGGAAAGTAGCCAGCATACTGCTATACTAACCGCTCAACAAGTAACACTAACGTTACGCAATAATAAGGAAACAATTCAACATGTCAATTAATATGGATAAACTACTCGCTGCTCGCCGTGCTCTTGAAGAGAAAAAGGCTCAGAGCGGAGACTTTCAAAGTGTCAAGTTCCTCAAGCTGAATGCTGGAGCAAACCTTCTTCGTATTTGTCCCCCATGGACAAATGAAGGTCAGTTTGCTGGCGACTTCTACCGTGAGGTAGCTCAGCACTGGAACTACGATGAGGAACAGAAGGCGCCACTTCTCTGCCCAAATAAGACTCCTGATATCAAGGAAGCCTGCCCTATCTGTGAGTTCATTGATGAACTTCGTGCAGATAAGACAAACGTAGAGGCTCAGCAGCTTGCTAAGGATCTGCGTGCGAAGACTACTTGGTTCTTGAACGTGGTTAACGTGAAGGACCCTGTTTACACTGCAGCTGATGTGGCTGAAGCGAAGCAGGCAAAGCCGGATGCAGAGCCTTCATTCAAGGCTGGAGATCTTAAGGTTCAGGTATTTGCTCCTGGTCCCACTATCTTCAACGGTATCCTTAATGTAATCATTGAGAATAAGCTTTTCACAATCTACACCGAAGTTAGAAGCAAATGTAGGGTCGAATGCATGCTCTGCGTCTACATAAACTGCTACACCACCAGCCTTTTGCGTCTCTGCAATACCATGATAGG